CTGGTGCAAGATGGCCCTTTGCTTCTGCAGATAGCAAAAACGTCGCGAGAAACTTCAAAACCAAAGGAAGAGAAAAATGCCCAAAGGATATGACGGACAGAATCGACGCCGTACAGACGCCACTAAAGTTCAATAAAGGAGAGCAAGAACAATGAACAACTACCTGCCCACAGACTACCCGTCCTTCATTCACACCTCGCGGTATGCACGTTGGCTTGACGACCAGAACCGCCGTGAGACTTGGGCTGAGACTGTCTCTCGTTACCTGACTAAGGTTGTCGTTCCGAAGACCCGTGACGAGATTGTTGTCGGTGACATTGAAGAGGCTATCCTTGGCCTTGAGATTATGCCTTCTATGCGGGCGCTTATGACTGCTGGCCCTGCTTTGGATCGTGACAACACCGCTGGCTACAACTGCAGCTACCTCCCGGTGGACGACCCCAAGTCCTTCGACGAAGCTATGTTCATCCTGCTCTGTGGCACTGGCGTAGGCTTCTCTGTTGAGCGTCAATACGTCTCTAAGCTTCCTGAGGTTCCCGACCAACTCTTCGTCGCTGAGGATGTTATCGTAGTCCACGACAGCAAAGAGGGCTGGGCTAAGTCCTTCCGTAAGCTGGTGGCTATGCTCTACGCAGGGGAAATTCCTACGTGGGATACCTCGAAGGTCCGTAAGGCTGGTGCTAAACTCAAGACCTTTGGTGGTCGTGCCTCTGGTCCTGCACCTCTGGAAGACCTCTTCCGCTTCACCGTGGCTATGTTCAAGGGTGCTCAGGGGCGTAAGCTCTCGTCCATTGAATGCCATGACCTGATGTGTAAGATTGGTGAAGTTGTCGTTGTGGGTGGTGTACGCCGCTCTGCCATGATCTCTTTGTCGAACCTGTCTGACGACCGTATGCGTCACGCTAAGTCTGGTAACTGGTGGGAAGGCCAAGGTCAACGTGCTCTGGCTAACAACTCGGTGGCATACACTGAGAAGCCCGACATGGAAACCTTCATGCGTGAGTGGCTCTCTCTTGTCGAATCCAAGTCTGGTGAACGTGGTATCTTCTCGCGTCCTGCCAGCAAGAAGCAAGCTAACAAGAGTGGACGACGCAATGCAGACTATGACTTCGGCACTAACCCGTGCAGTGAGATCATTCTTCGCCCGTACCAGTTCTGTAATCTCACGGAAGTCGTGGTCCGAGCTACGGATACACTTGAGGACTTGGAGCGGAAAGTAACTCTGGCTACGATCCTTGGTACCATCCAAAGCACCTACACGCACTTCCCGTACCTGCGTAAGATTTGGCAGAAGAACACTGAGGAAGAGCGTCTCTTGGGTGTGTCGTTGACTGGGATCATGGATAACTTACTTATGACTGGTGGTCTCGGCCTTGCAACAACCTTGGAGTTCCTAAAGAATGTCGCTGTTGCTACTAACGCTGAATGGGCTGAACGTCTTGGCATCCCTGCTTCTGCTGCTATTACTTGCGTTAAACCGTCTGGAACGGTATCTCAACTGGTCGACTCCGCTTCTGGTATTCATGCTCGTCACTCAGCCTATTATATTCGTACTGTCCGTGGTGATAACAAAGACCCTCTGACGCAGTTTATGAAGGACCAAGGTATCCCGAATGAGCCTGACGTGATGAAGCCGGATAGCACCACTGTCTTTAGCTTCCCACAGAAGTCTCCTGTAGGTGCTATCACTCGTAACGACATGACTGCTATCGAACAGTTGCAGTTGTGGTTGGTCTATCAGCGTCATTGGTGTGAGCATAAACCTTCTGTGACTGTGACTGTACGGGATCACGAATGGATGGAAGTTGGTGCTTGGGTCTACAAACACTTCGATGAAGTATCAGGTGTGTCTTTCTTGCCACACTCGGACCACACCTACCAACAGGCACCCTATCAGGACTGCAGTGAACGTGAGTACCTTGACGCTCTTGCCCTGATGCCTGAGCAGATTGATTGGACTAAGCTGAGTGACTACGAGAAGGAAGACATGACCAAGAGTTCCCAGACGTTTGCTTGTAGCTCTGGTGTCTGTGAGATTGTTGACCTAACCTAACGTTAACACATCCTGAGCATGATGTTAAAAAACTGCTCATTTGTTAACATAAAGGAACGACACAATGCCTGCACTTTATCCTTTCCTCGACTTCCTTATCCTAGGTATCCTAGTCTTTGTCGCCTATAAAATCATCAAGTTGGATTAAGTAAATGTTAGAGAAGCCACGGGGTAAGCGGACGACAAAGTACAAGGGAGCACCCGAGGAGGCTACGTCTCGTACGGTAAGCCTAGTTCCTATGAACGACAATCAGAAGCTTTACATTGACGCCCTCAATAGCCACCAACAGATCATCGTCTTAGGTCCGTCTGGTACAGGTAAGACTTACATTGCAGCATCGTACGCAGCGAATCTGTACATTCTCCGTAAGATCGACAAGATCATTATCACTCGTCCTGCAGTATCTGTCGGCAAGTCCTTGGGTGCTCTACCGGGTGACATTGGGGAGAAGTTTGGTCCTTGGCTGTCACCAGTGTTGTCGGTCCTTGAGGAGCAATTGGGTAAGGGTGTCGTCGAAACTGGGATCAAGAACGGTAACATTCAGATGGCCCCGTTGGAGTACATGCGAGGCATCCTTCAAGGATGCGTTCGTACTAGCCGACGAGTGTCAGAACCTAGATGTGGCTCAGTTCAAGATGCTGGTGACCCGTATTGGCGACAACTGCAGATTGGTGATGAACGGTGATATTCGTCAGTCTGACATCAAGGAACAGTCAGGTCTGTCTAAGGCGATACACTTGGCTAAAAAGTACAGCATAGATGCCTGTGTCGTTGAGTTTGGTATTGACGACGTGGTACGTTCTGATATATGCCGACAGTGGTTGGAAGCTTTCTACAAGGAGAATCTCTAAGATGGCTAAATGGGAAGTTGTAGAGGAAGATGAAGGGTACGACCTTAGTGAGCACATGGAAGACGTAGATAACGTCAATAGCCCTGACCACTATAACACAGGGTCCATTGAGTGCATTGAGTACCTTCAGGACAACATGTCTTGGGAAGGCTTTACGGGATACCTTGAGGGCAACTGCAAGAAGTACCTGCACCGTTGGCGCTACAAGGCAAAGCCTCTGGAAGACCTCAAGAAGGCACGTTGGTACCTTGATCGTCTGATCGAAGAGCTTGAGGGTCCAGATGAGTGACGTAATCATGTACGGTTCTATCTTCTTCGTAGCCTTCGTAGTCGTTCTGATCTGGGTTCTTAACGAAGGGGACTAAGGTAAAACAAAAGGGGAGCTTAGCGGCTCCCCTTAAGTCATTCTATAGTGTAAGGTAGGTCTACTTTTTAAGCTTGGCCATGTTTTTAGCCCGCATCTTGGAGGCGTCTGCTAGGCGGTACCCAGCTTTGCGATCCCGGTCGGCCTTGGCAAACAAGGGGCCTGTCTCTTTTTCAAGCTTTTTTGCAGCGTCCTGCCGTCGTTGGTTTTTAGTAGGCTCGAAGCCAAACGCACTGTTCAGGCTACCAGCAAAAAACCCGTCTCCGCTAGGCACTCCACGCAACTTGTCTTGCAGGGGTTGCGCGCGCAGCCTGTTTGCGGCCTTCTGTTTAGCGCCGACCTTATCCATCGACCCCGGCCCCATAGCTCCAGCTTTACGTACTGGCTTTTTCATGGTATTTCCTTTACTTACCGTAAGATGCCTTAGCCTTCTTAGCGGGTTTAGCTGCAACGTAAGCCTTAGCCTTCTTGGTTTTGCCAGCCATCTTGCTCATACCGACGTTAGCCGTAGCTTTAGCGTCAGCACCTGCACCAGCTTTGCCTTTAGCAGCGCCTTTAGCTTTCATTCCCATCATCATAGTTCACTTTCCCTTTTTGTTGTTGGTTGGTTTCTTAGCCGGACTGTGGCTTAGTTTTTGGCTTTTAGCCGTATGGGTAGCTCCTGTGTGAAGCTCACCACCCATCTTGTGAGTAGGGCCAGTGTAGAGTTTGCCACTGGGGAGGTAGTGCTTAGAAGACTTAGACATGTTGCATTACCGACTTGAGGGTTTAGATTTACGAGCAGAGCTAAGTGCAATAGCCACAGCCTGCTTCTGGGGTTTACCTGCCTTCATCTCTTTCTTGATGTTAGCACTGATCGTCTTCTTGCTGGAGCCTTGCTTGAGGGGCATAACCTTCTTCCTCGTCAGTTGTCGTGTATTCTGTGTCGTAAAGGCCATTACTTTGTCTTCGCCCTCCGTTTACCAGAAGCAGTTACAGGCCACTTCTCCATCTTAGGGCTATCTTTCTTACGTTTCATAGCACTCTTTTCGGAGGAAGACATCTTGGCAGCTACCGCAGCGGGACGACAAGCAGGGTAGGGACGAGAGCCTTTAGACGCACCAGAACGACCACAGGGTTCACCAGTTTTGATGTCGACCCATTTCTCTCCGAACCACTTCCCGAGACCACCCTTAGCCATTTTTCTTACTGACCTTATTGTTCGACCCAGACCATGTACCACCAGCCTTCTTGTACTCTTTAGCGGCCCAAGCGTTAGCGTAGGCACTGGGGTACACGTCAAACTTCTTCTTAGCCTGAGCGATCTTCGAGGACCACAGCTTCGGGTTATTAG